GTTAACGCTACGGCGTGTTGTTTTGGTACCAAAACAACCGGGGGGTTATCGTCCCTCGACGCATCTTGTTGTCCTAGATGACAGGGTGTGTTGGGGCGGCTTTGGTGCCATACGGTAGCTCCTGGGGATGCTGCATCGGGTTTTCGCTGTGAAAAATCGATGTTATGTGGATGTTGGGGCCTAGAAGACCACGAGGGCAGGGTAGTACTTGCCCGGACCGAGAGTAGGTGAGCTATAAATAGCCTAACGGACCCCTGTTGGGATCTGTCCGTTTTAAAACGGCGTGCCCTACTCGCTGACCGTCCTCGTACTTCCGTCATGGTGGTTCCCATTCCCCCTCCTTGCAGCGGAACCAAAACTCCACGCTGTCCAGCAGCGCTGATGAGTATAAAAGCAAACTGAAAACTGGAGAAAAGATAATAATGAAATGAACGTGTGGCCTTTAAAGTTGTTCTGGCTACCGTACGGTTCGCCGTCCATTATTTCTCTCGGGCTCGTGAGCTCGAGTTTTTTGATCAAGAAACGACGTCGTCAAGGTCAGGGCGGGTGCCTGATCGCTCTTGACGTTAATCAACAATCGCCTCCGGACACGGACTCACCGGAAAAAGGGGTTCCGACCAGCGGTCGCACATCTGCTGGCTGTAGCAAAGTGCATTGCCTTAGGAGGAAGGCAAGGGCCTGTGTTCGGTTCCTGTCGAAAGAACTCAGGTTGAAGAGGGCGTACGCTCTCCCTTCCCGGATTGAATGCGGTCAACTTCGTTCCGCTATCCGGTCCTGTTTCGGTGACCTCACCGTTTTACAGGAACTCTCGTTCAAAACTTCACAGAAGCTTGAAAAGAGCTACTGTCCACACTGCGAAAGTAGTGTGGTCGAAAGAGTGACAAAATGGAAAGAAGAAAGGACCCGCAGCGTCGAACATGATGATGAACATGTCGCTGCTTTCACGGCCCAGTTGGGCAGGAATGTCGACTGGGGTTGGGACTCAGGTAAATACCCGTACATCCCAAACGGGCATGCTTGTCTGGGGGTGAGTAGGCGTGAGGGTGGAACGTGGATTCCGGGTGATTCCGTTAAATCGGACGTAGACGTGCAAGCCGTCATCTCCGCGGGAAAGCCCAGAATTGTGACGCTCTTTAGCGAGAGAAACAGTTCAGTTCTCCACTCCCTACATCGCTCCCTTTATGACAACCTGGCGAGGAAGGGATGGCTTCTTGTTGGTAGCCCCACCAATGAGAAGGTCGCTTCGTTGAACGGTGGCGCATATATCTCTGTCGACTATCAATCGGCAACAGACAATATAAAGACCGTATATGTGCGAGCCATCGTCGAAGAATTAATCCGAAAAGCAAGTGCACTCAGCGCGGAGGAGATTTACGCTCTCCGAGTGTTGGGGAACTGGGAATTGGACGGTCTCCCGGTTCATACCTGCCAACCCATGGGAAGCCTTATGAGCTTCCCGATGCTCTGTCTTTTTAACAAGACAGTGGTAGATATGGCACTTAACGACTTGCTTACCGGAGGGGAAATCTCGTTCAAGGAATGGACGAGTCATCGCTGTCTCATAAACGGTGATGATCTGCTTACTCGGGATTGTGTGTCAGCACCCGGGAAACTGTTGTCTCGCCTCTCCTATCACGCCGCGCAGGTTGGACCTGCCGTGAATCCGGAGAAGACAATGGTTGATGGCGTCAAGGGAGAAATCAATTCCACCCTTTTCGAATCCGCCATAGAGCAGAAGAAAATCAACTGTGGTGCCCTTTTCATGGGCCGTGAGGAAGCGGATGTGGTCGGTTTCGCAGACCGCTCCAGCTTGACAGTCGATGGGTTCTTGCACCTCGTACGAAGGAACCGCAGCCAGCTGCGTATGCAAGATGTAAAAATTCAGGGTACGTTGGAGTTCCGACGCTTTAGGGCGTTGGTTCGTGACCCTGTCACCCGTGAGGCGCTTACGGCCCTTCCTTCGAAGGGACCGATCACCACCAACCAGTTCCCGATAGTACCCAAGCCTGTAGGGTACGCGCTTACTCGCGAGGACGAGGTTGGTCTCATAAGAGAGAGGGTCGACAGGCTACGCTCAGAAGGGTACGTTCCCCCTCAACGTGCTCCGTTCGAAAAGAGTGTAGAATCGCATGTCAGCGTTAGACGTGCGATTAAGAGACAACACCACCCGGTCGAGGACGAAGTCCTCGAGATTCTTGCCCGGGGATGGGAGAAGAGGACCAAGGAAATTCTTTTCCAGCAAGAATGCTCCTACGTAGACGCTGTGCCGCTTGAGCACGTCTGCGACATATGTTCTGCCGGTTCGCGTGCATTACGTATGGTCTGTGAAATGAAGGAGCTTAAACGAATGTCGTGGCTTCCCGCGAGGGGACGCCAGGTACCTGGTGGAGGCTCTCTCTCCGGAGATTGTCTTGCCTTGTAGGCATTTCTG